AACCATCATTTATTCTATTTAAGTTATGTGTTTTAAATTCTCTACCTCTAGTAGTTGGGATTCCTGTAAAATCTATTGGCATAATTAATCTCTATGTGGATAGTTCGTTAAATCAGTAAACTCCATAAAGACTGTATCTCCTCTGTAAGTTACTGCATAATCTAAATCTGTGTAATCTTTTATATGCTCACTATGCATAGTGGAATCATGATAAGTGTAATCATATTTTCTATATATTCTAAGATAAGTACCTTCTCTTTTATATATAGCACTATCATAAAGCCACATCCAAGTCTCTTTCAAGAGTTTTGAGTGAGGTCTAATATGTCTATACCTAGGTTGACCCTGCTTATAACAGTACATAGGAACCAAAGTCAACACAACTATAGTAATTAATGCAAATATATATTTCTTCATAATCAATTCTTTTTATGCAAAGATACTATAAATACTCTTACGCTACAAGTGTCAATGCTTTCTTTTAAGATTTCTTAGACTTATGATTCCATTCATCTATCTTATCAAAGAGTACTGAACACATAAACTCTAATAAGTAAGCCTCTGTCTCTTCATCATCAACACCCCTATCCTTACATATTTTTCTCATAGCATGATACATTTCATGTATAATAACAGTCTTTGATAAAGTCTTTGGTGTACCATTAAGTATGACAAAGGTTCCCTTGCCACTATCTGAGCTTTGAATTACATAGGTTAACCCCAGGGGAAAAGGGTCTTCTATCTTTAGCTCTTCTCTAAGTACATTTGCAAATTCCTTTGCATAATTAGATTCCATAAGTAAATCATCTTTAAGAACAGATTCAATCTCCTCTTGAAGAAATTCCCTTGAGTTAGTGATGATTACTGCAACATCTCTACGGAATATATCTACAGGTATTCCCATAGACCATATTTTATCTTTTTGTTTCATATCAATCTACATTATCAAATATTGTAAGTTCCTGACTACCTCTAGCCTTGTCATTTTCAGTGAGTTCTTCCTCAACTTTCTTCTGTAAGCTCTGTATTGAATTTACTATACCCTCCACATTCTTCAATGCAGAGGTAATAGAGGATATTTGATACTTAGGTTTACCTTTATCATCCTCCTGCTCTAGAATATCTGGCTTCTTAAGAAATTCACTTACTGTATGAGCAGCCTTCAATGCAGCATTAAGTAACTCTTGTGAAGGAGTTACTGTATGCTTTTTATATACCTCCATGGCTTCCTTCAATAAAGGAGAAGGAGTAAAGTCCTTAGGTAATCCCTCCTGCTCTATGATAGTCTTAGCCCTCTCATTCATATCAAGAATATAAGAGTAAGTACTCCTAGGATCTATCATAAAATATAAGTAGGAAATTTGCTTAAAAAACTGTTCTTTTGATGAAGAACGGTCTTGGTTATACAGCTTCCTTATAGGCTTGACCAACATGGCTTCATCTGCCACTTGGATGGAAAAATTTTCAACTTTGATTAATTTCATTACTTCTACTCTTTAAACATTATATTTCTCCTACTTACTGAAATACCTATCAGCTTCCCATTGTCGTCTTTTGGCAAGTCCAGATAGCTTCTGCCCTCCACAATATACCCATTTCTTAAATT